AACAATAAAGATGTTGAGAGAATAGAAAAAAACAAACTACCTTATTTCTTGTATTCAAACCATACAGCGCCTAGCGTATACTATCCAGCTTATTCTCAGTCTGGCAGCAAAATAACGATATATCCATCATCTATACAAACAAATGTATCTACAATATACAATAGATACCCTGTAGATCCAAAGTGGACTTATTATACCGATCCAGTTACACAGGCTCCATTGTTTGATCAGACCGCACCGGACTATAAAAACTTTGAGTTACCAGAGGTGTGCCAGAATGATTTGATTATTAAGATACTTAAATACGCTGGTGTGTCTATCAGAGAACAAGAAATAGTTCAGGTAGCATCCAACGAAGAGGCAAATAAAAACGCTCAACAATAATGTCAACAGAACAAGAATATTATAACGACAGCGACCTTTGGGGATCTGGCCAATACGCCACATTATCTGATGTTGTGAATAACTTCATGCTTATGTATGTTGGTCCGGATAAATTGATCGATAACGCTCAGAGATACAACGTGTTGTTTCACGCAAAGAGAGGCGTTCAAGAGTTAAACTATGATGCCATGAAAAACATCAAGGTTCTTGAGCTAGACGTGAACGATAGCTTAAAGGTGGTGCTACCTCCTGACTATGTAGACTACGTAAGAATATCTATGGAATCTAATGGCGTATTGTTTAAGCTAACTGAAAACAGTTCAGTTAATTACGCAAAAGCTTATTTGAAGGATAGCAACAATGAATTCTTGTACGACAACGAAGGTAACGTTATTACTGGTACATCTGAGTTAGACATCGCTAGAATTACAAATAGCCCAACCAGTACGTACTTGCTTGACGGTTTGTACTACGGAAGAGATGGCTGGTTCTATGATGGATGCTGGTACTTTAGATATGGTATGGGTGGTATGTTTGGATTAGATACGGCTGAGGCTAATGTCAACCCTAAATTTGTTATAGACAAGGCGTCTGGCGTTATTAACTTTTCTTCTGGCATGAGCGGCCTCGTTGTCCTTGAATACGTTTCAGACGGACTAGAGAGCGCTGACCCTTCAACTGTTAAGGTTCATAAGTTTGCGGAAGACTTTATATATTCATACATAAAGTGGTGCATGCTTAACAACAGAATTGGTGTTCCAGAATACATTGTTAGACGCGCTAGAGAAGAGAAGACAGCTCTTTGGAGAAATGCTAAGTTAAGATTGAGTAACTTGAAGCCAGGTAGACTACTCATGGTTCTTCGAGGTAGAGATAAGTGGATTAAATAATTATGGAATTAAAAAGAAATTTTACTTCGGGTATAATGAATAAAGACCTCGATGAGAGGATCTTGCCTAATGGGCAGTATAGAGATGCCAGAAACATAAGAGTTGGAACGTCTGACGGAACAAATGTTGGATCCGTTCAGAACATCATGGGAAACACCCAGGCATCGTCATTAAGAACGGCGGCGACAAATATGGGTATTTCGCTTACCGGATACTACACAACTATTGGCTCATATGTAGACGTAGCCAACAACAATATATATTGGTTCATCACCGGAAACTTCGATATTATTGCTAAGTTTCACGACAACGGAGACGGAACAGGGGTAACTTCTATTTTATTAATAGAGACAAAAGGCAGGGTTGGAGAGGTTTTAAAGTTCAATACGAGCTACTTGATCACTGGGGTTAACTTAGTTGATAACTTATTATTCTGGACTGACAACTTAAACTCTCCAAAAAAGATAAACGTAACTAGAGTATATAAGCTAAACGCATTCACAGAGGCAGACATATCTGTTATTGTTGCGCCACCATTAAATCCTCCTACTATAGTTTTATCTAAAGATGAATCAGACAGCAACAACATTAAAGATAAATTCATAAGATTTGCGTATAGATATAAATATCTAGACAACGAGTATAGCGCACTATCGCCATTTTCTGAGGTTGCGTTCTTCCCATCTACGTATGCATACGACTACGGAACAGGGAGTAATAAGTCTATGCTAAACGCAAATAATGTTGTAGACATAACATTTGACCTAGGTACCTCAATCGTAAAAGAAGTTCAATTAATATTTAAGGATAGTCAATCCTTAAATTGCAACATAATTGAGAATATCCCAAAGATAGCCGGAGTTACAAATAAATTTAAATTTGTTAACAACAAGGCTTATGCAGTATTGCCAGCAGATCAAGTTACCAGATTGTTTGACAACGTACCCCTTAAGGCTAAAGCTCAAGAATACATCGGCAACAGATTAGCATACGGTAACTATACTCAGTTTTATAATATTGCTAACTGCAAAAACGTCCCAATTGCAATAGATTTAAAGGCTAATTTATCTCAGACAATATCTACAGCTAAGGATAAAAACATTCCCAAGAAAACATGGAAGAGCGGAAGGGATTACGAGGTTGGCATTGTGTATCTGGATGATTATGGAAGAATGACAACCGTATTGACTTCTGATAAAAACACAGTAAACATACCCCTATCTAAGGCAAAGGATAAAAACGACATAAAAGTATCTATAAATAACGAGGCTCCTTGCTTTGCTACTAAGTATAGATTCTTTATTAAACAAAACAAGACAGAATACTATAACGTATTTCCTACTCAATACTTTCAGTATGGCCTATACACGTACTTTTTAATTCAGAGATCTGATATAGATAAAGTTCAAAAAGACTCTTATATAACAATAAAATCAACACCACTTGGAGCCACCGAGTCTAACTCTGTATATAAAATACTAGAGGCCGAGAACAAGGTAAAGAACTTCTTAAATAATCCACCTAATGAGCAGCCTGAAGGGTTTTACATTAAAGCAAAAATTGAGGAAGGATACTTTTCGTCTAAATCTGGAACTTTTGAATATGAATATGAGGGATTTGGATACGCTAGTAATAATGCTAAATTTTCCAATGCTAGTAAACCATTTTCAAACAGGATATCAATAGTAGAAAAACCAATATTTTACGGATCTGGAAATTCCACACTGACCGCGCTAAATCAATTTAATGGAGCTAACGACATGAGGTTTTCTGTTATTGTTGATAAGCCTGGAAACAAGTTTAGCTACAGGCTTTTTCCTAATTCAGGGTATATAGAATCTAATTTATCTATGAATTCTGAATTTGTTGGCACAAAAAAAGGCAACTGGCTAAAAGATAAGATAAACGGAAACAGGGTAGCGTTTATTATGTTTGGTTCTGGCGTATCATATACCCCAGGTGATTCTTGGCGAGTAAACTGTAGATCAAAATCAGGTAAAAATACTTTTGGAGGACCAACAGACTTTACTTCTTTTAATGAAATCGACGGAGGGTTTGCTGCTATCCCTAATTACAAAAATAGCTCTAACTTATTAATTGACTTACCGATAAATCCAGGAGCGTTAATAAAGATAGACATTTCAGAAAGCCAGGGAGCTGCCGACCAGCCGGAGCAAATGTTTACATCTTCTGGAAACTATCAAAACATAGAAGAATGGTTTTACGAGGACCAGGCGTACAGCTCATTTAAGCAGTACTCTGAAGACGGAAAAAATCATGGATCTCAAAATGTTTTCTTCAGGAGAATAGATGTAAATGGATTTGGTCAAAGCCAAGACGGAATTTCTGGCGGAGTTCAAATGATCGTAAAGGGATATGACATTTATTCGCCAACAGGGCCTTTGGTTTCAAATCCACCGAGAAATAAAATGGTAGCCCTATTTAAGCTATCACAGCAAGACAACCCAACGATACTAGAAACAACTGGCAAGGAAAGCGACTCTGATATATTTTATGAAGTATCTGAAACGTACCCGATTACAGGAACAACAACAAAGCTACACGGATCTACGGTTTCGGGAGATATAGCCCAGGTATTAAATTCTTCTGCTGTCATAAAGCTTCAGGGATTCAATGCGTTCACATTTGGAAATGGTCTTGAGAGCGCAAGAATAAGAGATGACTTCAATCAACCAACAATAGGGCAAACTCCTAGAGCTAGCTCCTATGTTGAAAACTATGCACAGAATAATGCAATTGCCGGCATAACATACTCTCAGATATACCAATCAGAGACAACAACAAATAGAACAAACGAGTTCAACCTATCTAAGGCAAACTTTAAATTTTTGGATAAGTCATATGGCTCTATTCAAAAGCTATATTCTAGAGATACCGACTTGATATCGTTTCAAGAAAACAAGGTATTTAGAATTCTGTATGAAAAGAATTTGCTAAGCGATGCTGTTGGTGGAGGATCGGTAACATCTATACCTGAGGTTCTTGGAACGCCTATACCATATATAGGTGATTATGGAATTAGTTTAAATCCAGAAAGTTTCGCAAAGTGGGGGGATGATATGTTCTTTACTGACGCTAGAAGAGGCGTTGTATTGAAAGCAAATTCTTCAGGAATGATTGATATATCTTCACAAGGTATTGGGGACTGGTTTAAAAATTTATTTACTACTGATTATAACACTCAGAAGCTGGGGGCATATGATCCCTATGATTCTGTTTATGTAATATCAAGCAATACTAGAACAGTAAATCCTTGTATTATTTCCGTAAGCAAGAATGTTTTTGTTTTAGCAGGAACGCCAGGAACGTATGATACATTTATTATAAACGCAAACCAAGGATGGTCTGTTTCGTTAGTAGATACCGGAAGCGGAACTAACTGGGCATCCCTATCTCAGCCATCAGGAGTAGGTAATGCATTAATAAAAGTAACCCTCCTATCAAACATTCCAGCAGGTGGGAATAGATCATTAAAAATAAGAGTTAATGGTTGCGGATCTGTCATTGATGTAGATTTAACTCAAACCAATAAGCCACAAATAGTTAAGAGAGTTGTTGTTGTTAATAGTGAAAAAATATCCGGAGGATCTCAATCACAGCAAAAAACAAACTGGACATCTTCGGGATCTACTGGTGCCATATACGATAATGTAAATTTGCAAACTAGCGGAACCTCTTTGTTTTCAGTTAGCTCTGGAGTTGTTGGCACTGAGTCAATACCAGCCGTTGGGGATACTGTATCTATAACAGCCTACGGACAGCCAGCTACGCCTACGCAAGAGAATAAGCAAGCATTTAATCCTTCTTTAGGCAATAAACTTTACAAGCTAGACACGAACTCCGTGTATGATACTTCTAGCATAAGTGCTATGATTGCGGCTGCTACTGAGGTGTTTCCAGTATTTAATGGAACATCTTACGACGCGTCGTTTAATTATACAGCTTCAGGAGATAATTTATACCTAATATGGGACTACAGAAACATAGTAGGACCAACTAGTGTTGGGTCTTCAAATGCCAAGGGAAGCCTAAACGAAGACATCGTAACAATTAACTACGCAAACGCAATTGGATACACAAGAGTTAATTATAATGCCGGAGTGGGAGCAACAAGATTTCAACTATACGATCTAAATGACAACCTGGTTGATGATAGTGGGTACGTTGGACTAAATAGCTCGTCAAACTATAATGAATTGATAGCCCTAGGCGTATCGCCTGACGACATAAATTTATCTTCTCCATATAACGGAGCCGTAAACAATGGTGTAGGGAGTCTGTATCAAATGAGGTCATCACCTGGAGACACATACCTACATGTAACGTCTCCTATAGTTGGATCCGTTTGGTCTTTCCAATCATACGCTCCAACGCTAAGGACAGCAACAATAACGCCTAGCGGATATGCTTCAATTACTTTAGCGTGTGCTGGAGTTCCATCCACAACTATTTATTATAACGGAATAAACACAACCATATCTACTGGAGATATTGTATACAGTAATATTTCTGGCTCTACAATATTCAACGGTCAGGGATTATATTATAAGTCTGGATCAAACGCTATTCAAATATCTAGTGACGGAGAAGCTATAGCAGTTACCCCTTGTGGCTGTAGCGAATTAGCTGTGCCAGTGGTTACTCAGGGCGATCTAAGCTACACAATAGGCGACGAGGTTTATGTTAAGGTAGCCGCTACAAATAATCCCACATCTTATGAGGTGTTTACGAGTTGCACAAGCTACAACATCAACGGAGGAACAACTGGAGGCGTAGTATCTGGTCAAGACTGTGACACAATGACATACAAAAATGTCACGGTATCTATCGGAGAAACAACTAGCTATTGCTTTATCACGGGCACAGCTACAGTAGTTACGGGTTCAGATGTATCTATAACTAGCTCTGGACCATGTCAAGATGGACTACTTCCAGGAAATATGAACATGGACACCACTTATGGTATACTATCTGGAACAGTTCAATCACCAGGCCAATACCCTATTGTTGTGAAGGCTACAAACTGCGTAGGTACGAGTATTGCTAAGCAATTTATGATAACTGTTAATAATCAACCAGTTACATATATTCCAATACAAGTAGACAAGGCGCATCCACAAGCATCTGCAACATCCGCGTGCTCTATAGCTATCCCGTCTTTCATTAACATGTACTCTAATGGATACACAGTATTCCCGGTATTGGATGATATAGTTTATGAGGACGAAAATGGAGCTACTCCCCTAGTTGGTGGCAATCAATGGTACCTTATGAACAATGGACAATCAATCCAGGTCGATAATAACGGCGTAGTTTTAGATGTATACAACTGCGGAACCACTACCACAACGACTACATTGTCTCCTGGCAACTTCTACAACGCTACACTTTGCGGAACTACATACACCGCTGTAATAGTAGATCCAGCGTCTCAGGTGATAACTATTGGTTCTATAAGAAAAACTACGGACGGAAACTGCTGGACAATAAACTCAGCTGCTTCTGCTCAGCCTAGTAGCTATACTCTTCAAAATCCGGCAACATCTTATGCGAACTGCGTAAGCTGTACAGGAACTACTACAACTACCACCACTACAACTACTACTACAACGGCTCCGTCATACACGCCTTACAACATGGATCCTACTGGATATAATACACAGTATTTATCTTGTTCTTCAGGTGTAACCGGAACAACCTTCTATCACAACGGAACTGGAGCATATCCACAGGTTGGCAGCTTTGTATATTCTGATGCCGGAACAACATTGTTCAATGGATTGAATAAGTGGTACTTTGTTAATGAGGGAGCAAATACATATGCAATACAAATTTCAATCACGGGTCAAGTCATTGTTAAATACAATTGTGCGACCACTACGACAACAACAAGTACAACAACAAGTACAACAACAAGTACAACAACAAGTACAACAACAAGTACTACCACTACGACAACTGCTCCTCCGGTTACATCCGTAAGTTTAGCATACGGTTTGACTAGCGCTGCGTCTTGTGGATCTAGCTCATTCGCTACTTACTACTACACGGGTGCTTTTGGGTCAACTGGATCTTTATATACAAACGCAGGCGGAACTATACTCGCTACTGCTGGATGGTATAAGAAAAGCGTTGGTGGTGGATTGTTTGCAACATTTGAGTGGGACGGTACACAATGGATATCAGCAGTAGATTGCCCTTAATATATCTCTCAGCCCAACCTGCCACGGACTATTATGCCTGGCAGGTTGAGGTCTACTTGAATAACTTTACATCCATGGGAATACTCGAGGGTGATATTTACGTTGTTGGCGCACTAAATGGCGATTTGCCGAACTCTTGGAAGAGATGTGAGAACTTGTATCCAAATGTAAATTTCATTTACGTAGAGGACACGAGAGACAATAAAGGATATGCTCCATCTATTCAGCCACACATATTAAAGAAAGTGTGTCACAAATTTCCAAATAATTGTGACATATTTTATCACGACTGTGACTTTTTATTTACAAGGCCAATGAATTTTGATACGCATAGATACGATAAGATCTGCTATTTATCCGATACGATAAGCTACATTGGTGCAAAGTATATCAAAAGCAAAGGCGAAGACGTCTTTTTGAAGATGTGTGACCTGGCCGGAATTGACCACCATATTGTTGAGGCCAACGAAATGGTCAGCGGTGGCGCACAAAAACTATTGAAGGGTGTTGACGCTGATTACTGGCAAGAAGTAGAAGACGTTAGTAATGCGATATACTTCGGACTCGGTGAGCTCAAGGATAAGAAAAATGATGGCGACCCTTATGGCGTACAGATATGGTGCGCTAGCATGTGGGCCGAATTATGGTGCTTGTGGAAGAGAGGCATAGAGACTAAGGTTGTGCCAGAGTTTGACTTTGCATGGGCTACATGCGCGTCTCCTGTATGGGACAAGGTGAACTTCTATCACAACGCAGGGGCTATTGATGATAGCACTGGGATGTTTGTAAAGGGCAAGTATATGAACTCAGACCCAATAGGTATGGATATAAATGGATTAGATCCAAACAGGTGTTCGTATCTTTATTGGAGGTGGATTTCAAACTCCGCCAAAAAAAGATTAAATTTGCAGTAATGGCGAACTATACAGTAACATACTCAACCCTGATGTCTGGATGGACGTCGTTCCATTCATACTTCCCAGACTGGATGGTAAATATGAATAATAGTTTTTATACATTCCGAGATGGAGAAATATGGAGGCACAATTCTAATCCTATACACAATAACTTTTATGGTGTCCAGTATAACTCATCTGTTAAAACAATATTTAACGATGCACCAGATGAACAGAAAATGTTTAAAACTCTTCAATTGGAAGCGGACGATAGCTGGAGTGCGCAAGTTTTGTCAAACCTAGGATCTGGTAATATAGCCGAAAACAACTTCGTTAAAAAAGAAGGGAACTGGTTTGCTTATATCAGAAGAGAGGACAATGATTCGAATACGGTGTACTTATCGGCTCAAGGAATTGGCTCTATATTGTCAATCGTCACAGGAGGTGGCTTTGTAGATATGAGATTCAATGGCGATGTTGGGTCCAATGTAAATTCAAATACCCCAGGTAGAGATAGCGGAGACATTATATATAGAATAAATAACTCACTGTCTGCTAAGCAAAAGATTGGCATGGTGTCTACTAGATCTTATGACCCCACTTTAAATAGAACAACAATAAGAATTATAGCGCCTCCGGGATCAGCATTAATTACACCCCTTGTTGAAGACTTTATTTTATCCGTTAAGAACTCAATGTCTGAGTCTTTTGGACTGAGAGGTTATTACATGGAGGTGCAGTTAGACAATACAAGTACAAGCCAAGTAGAAATTTTCCAAGTTTCTTCAGAAGTATTTAAAAGTTACCCTTAATTTAGTATCTTTGCATTAATATGGATTTTAAAGCAAGGTTAATAACTGAAAGCGATTACGATAACATTTTGCAACAGTGGTGGAAAGACTGGAGATGGCAGGCGCCCCCAAAGGATTTTCTACCTACAGGATTTAACGGAATAATTATATCCAATGACGAGTCAGACATTTGCGCTTGCTTTGTATATAACACTAATTCGCAAGTATCTTGGATTGAGTTTATCATCAGTAACTTTGACGTTAAGGACAAGCAATTGAGAAAAGATGCGCTTGACTATATGATCAACACTGTAAAAGATTCTATTCAGGCAAAATACATTTACACGTCAATGAAACAACAATCTCTGATACAACGCATGAAGGACCTTGGTTTTAAAGAGGGTTCAAAAGATTGTACGGAATTAATATTTATAAAATAAGTATGGCAGCTTTAACATCAACAATCGTAGCAGGTGCCGGAGTGGCTCTTAGCGCATATCAAGCCTATCAAGGCGCACAACAACAAGAGGACGCTAACAAGTCGGCGGCCGACATTGCGGCTAAGCAAAAGATGCTCGCTGAATCAAATAAGGTATCTGGGCTTCAAGTTCCTCAGTTGGGATATAAGTTAGCGCAAGAGTCTCAGGCTCAAAGAAGCGCTTCTCAACTACAGGCTCTACAAGGAGCAGGTGTTGCTGGAGTATTAGGTGGTGTGCCAGCTTTAAATCAAGCTGCTGCCGCTGAGGACTTGCAGTTAGCTGCATCTTTGGACGCTCAGAAAGCTGAGAGAGATCAATTTGTTGCAGCTCAAGAACAAGCATCTGAGGCAAGAAGAGTTGAGCAACAATCAAATATGTTGAACAGCCAAATGCTTGGAGCGCAAAACGCAAGAGCTATGGGGCAAGCAACTGAACAATCAGGTTATGCCGGAATGCTTGAGAGCGCAGGTACTGCTGCTAATGCTTACATGCAGGATAGACCACTTTATAATGCAGCAAGGCAAGAGAAGAAATCTAAAAAGGTAGCAAACGGCGGTGGCTATGATCAATACGACGTAGATAATTTATTGGGTAAATAACCATGGCTGAGTATTCACAATTTCAAGTTCCAAATATTGCTCCTATTGATTGGGGTAAGATTACAGAGGGTATAGTAAATAAACTAGATAAGACAGAGAAAGATAGAGAAGACAAGAGGGTTGCTCTAGACAAAGAATATACAGACGTAGTAAAAAAGATTGACTCATTTCAAGGATCTAAGGCACCAACGTTTAACCAGTTTATAATGAATGGCGCAAACGATATTAGGGATTATCTATATGAGCAAAACAAACTTCTTAAGAGCGGAAAAATAAAGCCTAGCGACTATAGTAGAGTAGTATCTACAGTGTCCGATGGATGGGGTAGACTTGCTGATTTAACAAAGGGATACGATGCCAACTTTGAAGAAGGAATGAAGAGAGTTCAAGAAGGAAAAGCTGGAGCTCAAGAAATGTACCAAAGACAGTTGACCGCAGAGTTGATGAACTTGAAAGACAAAAAGACATTTATCAATCCAAACGATGGAAGACTTTACATAGCCAAGGTAAACAAAGACGGAGGAGTAGATGGCGAAGCTAACCTATTTGACGTTCAAACATTAAACGCTGGCCTAAACCAAAACGTAGATAAGTTAATACTTTCTAGCGAGGTTGAGAAGTATACTAAGACATTGGGCAGAGAGGCTAGAATGGTTAACGGAAGATACGTTACGTCTGAAGAAATAAGAAAAGGTTTCGAAGAAAAAACAAAGCCAAAAATTATAGCTTCAATTATTAGCGATCCAAATAAAGCAGCTAGTGTTCTCACTGATAATATTGACGAGGGCTATGTGCTTGAACAGAATGAATCATTTTTTACCTCTAGGGCAAGCGATATTAACAAGCTCGCAAAAATGAAGGGCGAGAGCAGTAATGAGATACAGAAGAAAGCTATTCAGGCAGAAATAAACAGAATATCAGGAGAGTTAAATAAGACAATCTTATTAAAGAGAGACGAGAATAATATCTACACACCTGTTTTAACTGAAGCTCAACAGAAGAAGGCTAAAGAAGTTGTTGGAGACGTTATCAAATCTCAGCTTGACTATATGGTTGAGAAGCCAGAAAGACAGTCAGCGCCTAGAGAGACTACGTATGACAAGAAGTCTATCAAGGAAGAATATTTAGCAAATCAAAGAGTTCAGGAGGTTAAGGCAATTACAAACCCGTCTGCAAAACCTTCGCTAAAGAGTGACATAATAAATCAATTAGCAGACAATACATTCCCTGAGTTTAAGGGGTATGTGGTTACTAACTTTAACTACAATAATGGTAAATATATATTCGACTTAAGAAAGCCTTTGTTTGATAAAGCTGGAAAACCTCTAAGAAAGAAAAACGGAGATAGGGAATATGATTATCACGTTGTAGTTAAGAATCCTGGAGAAGATGTAAAGAATGCTGTGAACTCATTATTGAATCAAAAGAGAGGAACACAATACGCATGGCATGATATCAGTCCAGAGTTGGCCGCTGCGCCTACCGGGAATATGGGATTGAACGCAACCGCAATTTTAAATAAGAATAAATAATGGACGAGAAATACTTACAGTCACTACACAGCCAATTAGGCGGAGAGGGCGTTTTTGGAAAATACGAAGACTTCAAAAATTTAATCATTAGAGATCCCCAATACGCTAAAAACTTCTATAATAACTTTGGAAGAGATGTACTAGGAGAGGAGAATGATTTCTATTCATTAGTAAAAAAAAAAGACACTGGGGTATCTCCTTCAGCGCCTTTGGCAGAAGGTGGTTCTTCGGAATCTCAACCAATGGTCTCTCCTGGGCAGCCGGTGCCTTCTGTTACGAAAGTAAATAATCCATCCACTTACAATAAAAATATTGAGTTTAGGGACTGGCAAGCACACCAGGAATTGACTCGTTCTTTACTGAAGTCTGCGCAAAAGAATGACTCAGCAGGGATACGTAATGCTCAATTACAACTTGAGCGATTGCGTGCTAGCAATCCAAATATTGCTTCTGACCCATCACTCAATGAGGATTTAAAGATTGCAAATAAGGCTATTAAGGCAGCTCCAGATAAACCTACGGTAAAGCCAATTGCTGAGGTTGTATTAGGTATAAAAGAAAAGGCTCAAATTCCAACAAAACAAAGAGCTCAAGAAGAAGCAAAAATAACAGAGCTAAATAAAAAGCTTAATGTATTAGGTGATCCTACTCCAGAAGAATTAAAAAATTCATTTAAATTAACAATGCTTGAGCTTGGCCTGGCAGAAGAAACATCTGGATTTAAAGAAGAATCAAAGCAATATTCTGAGGACGAGTTTTCTAAAATAGAAGACCCGGATAGATTAATTTTTGCAATTGATAATAGATTAAAGTTTCATTTGCCTTCAACTAGTTCAAGGCCTATTGACGATGCGATTGCTCAGTCAATATTATATTTTCAAAAGAATAAACAACAAGCTACCAATGAAGAGATTATTAAGAAAGCTAAAGAGATACTATCTGATAAGAAATTACAGGGCAGCATAGATAAAGAGATTGACAAAATATTAACTTTTGAAACTCCGATTGCTATTGACTTTGCAAATACATTGATGAATTTAGTAGATCCAGGTAAGGAAATTATAAAAGATCCCTTAGTGTCTGGAAATCAATCAGATATGCTTAAAGATATCGAGTCAATGAAAAACAAAGTTGTACTTGAGAAAGCAAGATTTGATAAAAAAATGGAGAATTGGAATAGGCTTAAAAATGAAATTGAGGATATTTCTCAAGAAGAATTTAAAGCTATGCCAGGTGAAGATAAGAAGGCTTTTATTGCAAAGCAAGAAGAGTTAAACATATTGTCAAAAGATTTGTATAATAAATTTGACGCATGGAGTAATAGCGACGATAATATACAAGACTTTAAACAAGAGGCAGATTTATTAAAAAGAAATTACGGAATACTTTCAAATGCAGTAGGAAAAGCTCAAGCTGGAGCTTTAAGTATTCTTGGAGGAGCCTCTAGGGCAATTGGGTTTAAAGGTAAAAGTATTGAATCTGCTGAGAAATTAAGAAGCACATTATCAAAACCTATATCTTACAAAGACGTAGAAAACCCATATGATTTTTTTAGATATGCTGGTTCGCAGATTGCTGATCAGGCTTCGAATTTTGCATTGGCTTACGGCACGGGTGGAATGGCTCCGTATATTATAGGAACATCTGCTGCCGGACAAAAGTATAAGGAGTTAGAAAAAGAAGAAACACAAGCGGGGAAAGAATTATATAGCACTAGTCAAAAGCTATTAACATCTATTCTAGTAGGTGGATTAGAAGTTGTTACAGAAAAAGCAGAGATTGAAGTATGGAAGAAGGCATTGCCATCATGGAGGCTAGCTGAGGCTGCAAAAAAAGGAGCTAGTGATCTTGAATTAAATATGATGCGTGATGAATTCAAAAAAGGAATTAAAAGCGTAATTACACTTGGTAAAGAAACTGCTTCAAATCAAATTAAAGAAGGTTCTGCTGAAGCTTTTTCTCAAATAGGCGGAAACCTTGCTGATAAATATGTTTTAGGTAAAAAGAATGTTGGTATATTTGATGGAGTTGATGATGCATTTGTATCTGGCGCTACTATTGGTGGTCTCATTACTGTTGCTCCGGCATTAGCGGCACAAGCTATTGCTCCTTTTGTAAATGATCCAGAAAAGAAAATAAAATCAAATTCAGATAAATTAAAGCAATTAGAAATAGCTCTTGCTGATGCTGAGGATATAAACAAACCTACCGTTCAATCGGTTATAGATAAGATTAGTAATGAAAATGTATCTCTTATAAATGGAGGTGTAAAGATTATGGATGGATTAACTCCATCTGAAATAAGAAGAAATGTTGAGCTTTACGACAAAATAAAAGAGATAAAGAAACAATATTTAAATATTAAAAACGATGCGAGTTTGTCTGAAGAACAAAAGAAATCTACAATAGGAATTTTAAATGAGGAGTACAACAGCATAGTTACAGAAAGATTATCATTACTAAAAAAAGGAGAAACAAATGCCATTCAAAAGCAAGGCTCAGGTCAAGTACCTGTACAGCCAGAAACCGGAGTTGGCCAAGAAGTGGAGCAAGGAAAACCCCAAGCAGAACCTCAAGGCGTTACCAAAGAAGCTAAAAAAGAAGTAGAAAACTTAAGAGCTCAAGAGCAATCAGAGTTAGTTGAAGCTATCCCCAACATAGAAACATTCAGGGTGAATGGCGAGATAGATAAGACCCTTATGCCTGCTGAAGAACTAGCTAAGTACGATAAAATTTATAATAAATACGATAAATTAATAACTCCTTTGTTATCCGAAAAGCCTACAGTACAAGAAAGTGCTCAGGAAAAAGTAACAATCGATAGGCCATCTATTGTATCTAATACAAAGACAGATGTAGACTCAGTAAGATCTCAACCATTAGAATCAGAGACTGGACAGACGTTTAATCTAGACGGTACGGTGTATGATGGTGGTGGGTTAATAGTGCCTGTAGCTTCTGAGAATTTAACACAGGAAGATTTAACTCCTGAAAGAATCGCTGATTTTGTAGAGAGAAACTCTGAAAAAGTTGGAGATCAAACAGTTAAGGTTGGTATATATAAGTTTCCAAATAGCAATCAAGTATCTATAGATTTAAACATTGCGGTACCTAGAAAGAATAGAGCTGCCGCACTAGAGTTTGGAAAGCAAGCTGGACAAGAGTCTTTGTTTGATTTAGATACATATGAAAATATAAAAACAGGATCAGATGGAAAAAATCCTACCAAATTTACAGATGAACAATTTAGAGAAATATCAAAGGCCCTCAACGAGGGAAGAATGCCAGCAATATCCCAGCAAGCCACAGTGGCCAAAGAACAAGGGGCACCGGCAACCACTAAAACTAAGCTCGGTAAAAACATTAAAAAAGCAATAGCTAAAGTATTCCCTGATCTTGGCGTATCTGAATTTAAGAACGCAAAAGAGATGAAGGACTACGTGGCTAATAAGTACGGGCAAGAGATGGCTAAAGACTTCATGAAAGATGATGCTGCCAGAGCTATTTTTGATGGAACCAATATTGTAGAGGTTCTTGTGAATGAAGAGCTGTCCGATGAGACAACGATGTCTCACGAGATCTGGCACGGTATTTTATCTAAGGCGTTTGGAGAGAACGAAGTTCTATTTGATAGCTTCAGAAAGTCTATCGACAAAACGTTGAGAGACAATGGATATGATGATATTGCCGATGAGTTGGATGCGTTTGCTATCAACCCTGAGTATATAGAGTCGGACACAATGGCAGGTGAGTGGTTGGTTCAGTTTGGAGGTATGTTGGCATCTGCTAAAATCAATCCATCCAAGATGAACGCAAATCAAAAGAGTTTATTAAATCAGTTAAAAGATATCATCAATAGGTTTGCTAAGAAAATCACAGGACAAGAAGTCTTTTTAGAAGACGCTACACCTGAGAACATCTTAGAATTTATGACAGGCATCTCTGATTCATTATCTAGAGGAGAAGACATTAGTGGGTTCTTTAAAGAGTCTGGGCAAGCATTTGGTCCTTCTGATATTAAAATAACCACAAAAGCTCAGAAGAAAGAAAGAGATAGTTGGCAAAAAAATGGAGTAAAATATACCGTAGGCGATATAGTTGATGGGTCAAATCTAGATGAACTGTCTGGGGGTCTTGTTGATGGAAGAAGAGGAGATAAATATATATTGGTTCAAGAACCTTTATCAAGCTTCACAGAAAGCAGAGAAGAGTTGCTACGAATTGATCCTGAATATGCGGAAGAAGAATCCTTTAGACTAGACTCTATGAAGGATAACTTCGAAAAAACACCACCCATACCTCCGGACGGGGATGGTATGCATAGAATTGTGGCCGCAAAGGAACTTGGATTTAATACAATTTTAATGTGGAAAAAGCTTACTGATTACGAAGGCAAAATTACCACAAAAGCTCAGAAGGCCGCTATTGAAATACTTGATGGCCCTAAGTTTGATAATAAATTAAAGGAAGATGTTGCATCTTACTTAAACGGTCTTAGAGACTCTGTAATACCTCCAAATTCAAGCAGAGAGGAATTAATGGAGAGATTTATCAATAACGTTTATGAAGAGGTTGGATATTATCTATACAGCAAACCTGACGCAAGATCAGCTGGATTGACTTGGTATATAGAGGACATGGTTGAGTTCTCTAACAAGATAAAGGTAGTATTGCCTGAACTTAATGACGAGAATCAGTACAAGTTATTTTTAAGTGTGCTTGCATTTACGTCTTCAGGAACAAATCCAAACCAAAACTTGCTATATGCCTACAACTTATGGAACAACTCAAAAGATCCTAAGAACTTTGATTTCTCAAAAACGTGGGCAGAAAAAAAACTATCATTCATTGATAAAAGCGGTAAATCTATAGCTAGCGGAACAATTGTAAAAGAGACAGCTAAAGATTATACAGTTCAATTAATAGATTCGCTTGGCAGAGAAGAGGTTGATAAAAAAGGCAATAAAAAGCAACAAGTCATACCTAAAAAATCGATGAAGGAAGGCTATCCTAAGCCAACTGGCTACACAAATAGGGGCGAAATAATCATTGGTCAGTTAGAAAAACTAGAGGCGTTGTATGAAGGTTTGGGATCTATAGAGAATGTTGTTAATTGGTTGCAAACTCCACAAAGCATAGCTGAACTTAGAAAGTATAATGAAAGCGTGCCAGACGTAAACGGAAAGGGACCTGGAAAAACTAATAAAGAATACGACCCAAGAAAAAACGCAGAAGGTAAAAGAAACGGAGCGTTTATTTTTGGAGAGAAGATAGGATCTTTCTATCAAAACATGATCGGAATAGGGGAAACCATAACAATGGATTTGTGGTGGTCTAGAACCTGGAATCGATACATGGGAACCATGATAAACACAACCTCTGGTAATAACGAAATACAAGAGGTGCCAAGAGACGATCGCGAAAGAAATATTATGCGAGATGCTGTGAAAATTGTAGCAGAAGACTTAAATTTGCAAGTAAGCGAATTACAAGCAGCTATATGGTACTTCGAGCAGGAACTATGGACTAAGGCAGGAAACAAATCTCCTAGCTATAGCTATGTTACCGCTATTGACGACTTAACTAAAAAACTTAAAGTAGATGAACAAACAAGATCAAAATTACGAGAAGCTGAAGCAGATCTCTCAGACGCTGAAAAAAGAAGGCAGAATGCCTCAGAAAGAGCAGCTGCTACTATCGCTAGCAAAGGCGGCAAAACGCCTAGCTCAAAAATAACAACCAAGGCTCAGAAGAATCATCCATATATCCCTGATAAAGTATTTGAAAAGCTAACAACAGACGAGAATGGAGACGTGGTATTTAGTCATTACTCTAGGTTGTCTGAGTTGGACCAGGTTAAACCTTCTACTGGGTCTGGCAGCTTAATAACTAGCAAAGAAGAACAGCAGGCATTATCTAGTGTTGGTGGATTGGCTATGTACTATACTCAATCTGGACAGAAAGAGCAGAATGTAGGCAACATTCAAAACACTGTTACGGTTGATCCGTCTAAGGTGTACTACATGAATGATGACACCTTAAATTTCTATGACGAAGCTAAGAAGCAATTCTTGGACCACATGAATAGAAACAACAACAAGGTAGTAAACTATGCATTCTCTCCCAACTACCAAGTTGCGTGGATAAGTAAAGTAGCAAATGAAAATGGCTTCGACATGGTTATCAGTAAGTGGAGAAACGACTATGACTTCAGGGCTCAAACAAGAAAGACCCTTAAGACACAGGAAGAAGTTATTCCGATGAAGCCAATTAATAATGAAGAAATATCTGTAGGAGATAAGATATTCTTGATGGGCAGAGAAGTTGTACTTACGGAAAAAGATGAAAATGGAGTTTACTCTTACGAGGGAGCCGGCATGTCTGGTAAAATTCCATTGGAAGAAGCTATGCGATTCGGAAACTATGGACCTATCTACAAGTTATCATCTAAGCCTCAAAAGGCTAGACTTCAAAAAGAGGTAGCTGGTATCATCGACAAGTCAACTAAAAGAGGCGCAACAAAAGATAAAGCATACGAAAATGCATTAAACTACTTACAGAAGAGTAAATACTACCAAGAAGCTGACGACTCTGAAAGAGAAACTCTTGTGAGAGAACTCAGATCAGCTATGGGTCTTAAGGAAAAAAGAAATATATCTGTAGGTAAAATATTGGGAGCGATAAAGGATATTGTCAACATCACGGCAAAAGAATCCACGCTTCTTAAAGATCAAATAAAATTAGAAAGTAAAGCTGGTAAGGCGGCAGCTAAAGAGGTCAATGATCTTAGAAAGGCGTTATCTTTAGAAGTAGCTGAGTTGGCCAAAGCTGGAAAAATTACAACTAAGCAGGCTGCAACAATTATTAAAAGAATTGGCTCTGTCAATCTAAGCAACCCATCAGTTGTTGATGGTTTTGTTGACTACATGACCAAGGTGTTCAATGACGCTGACTACTCTGAGAAAGTAAGAAAGGCGAATGAGAACATTAAAAAGATAAAGAGATTCTACAAAGGCAAAGACGTGCAGGCAACTGTTAACTTAATGGCTAAGAACTTCTTGACAATTGACCCTAAGAAACTGTCAAATATTGACGAGTACTTGGCTATGTCAAATGAGGTATTGCAAGCTGTTATGCCTATATCTACTACTGCCGGAGTAAAGATAAGGGTCGCTGCTGATGTTGCAAAGATTAATGACTATATTAATGCAGCCGCAAAAGAACAGGCTAAAAAAGTAAAGGATGATTTACTTTCTGAATACCAGTACCTTATTGACGCAGGCGTAATTGATGACTCGATGAGCTATGATGAGATTGTTGAAATCATTGACTCTATTGAAGATAGCGCTGCGCAAGATGTTTTGGATAAGGGCGAAGACGTGAGACAATACATTGTTAAAATGTTTAACTCACTATCATCTAT